TCGCCACCTTGATGGAGACGCAGAACAAGCTCAACCACGGGCAGCTCATGGAATCTGCGAACGTCTCTTCTGACGTGGCTCAGTACCAGCAGTACGCCCTTCCTCTCATTCGCCGTCAGTTCCCTGAACTCTTGGCGATGAACACTGTCGCAGTCATCCCGACCACGACCCCGCACGGCATCTATTTTGCCCTTCGTTACCTCTACGATAACGAACCGCTGAAGACGAGCCAGTTCAGGTTCGGCCAGAAACAGGAAATTGGGTATGACCTCGTCGCCGACCATACCGGCTTCGCCACCACGTTCAACCCATGGCGCACCGCCGCGGGTGAAATGCTGAGCAACTTCTCCGAAGGTACTCAGGAACGCACTGGTCTTGCCTACCCGTATGGCTCCAGCTACGGACAGCTCTACAACAACTTCGGTGGTGACACCATGGATGGTTCCGACGAGCTCGGCACCTACGCCTACAACATCAAGAAGGCCTCCATCAAGGTCATTTCTGGTGCAATCCGCGTCGGTACTCGTGCTATCAAGAGCCATTACACTCTCGAACTCCAGCAGGATATGGCTGCTGCCCACGGACAGGACGTCGAAGCTCTGCTTCTCGAAGGCTTGCAGTTTGAAATCCAACAGGAAATCGACCGTGAAATCCTCATGGCCATGGTCATGGTCGCTCAGAACGAACGCCTCGGTGGCGAAAAGGTCATCACTGTTGACCTTTCCAAGACTGAAGTCGGTCCGGCTAAGGGTCGTTGGTCTGCTGAAAGCATCGCTTCCGGCATCGTGAACACCCTCATCGCTGTGAGCCGTAAGATTTCTCTGACGACTCGTATGGGCTGCGGTAACTTCGCTATCGTCTCTCCGGACGTGGCTGCTGCTATCGCTACTCTCAACACCGGTATCTACAATCCGGGCGGCTACCTCGGCACTAACGTCGACTTCCAGCCGGCTGGTGGTGTGGCTGACGCTGGTACGCTTCTCAACGGCCAGATTAAGCTCTACCAGGATATTTACTCGAACGCCTCCTACGCCCTCGTTGGCTTCAAGGGTGGTCGCCAGGGTGAATCCGGAATCATCTTCATGCCGTACATCCCGTACATCTTCACGAAGACTGCGGGTCAGGAAGACGGTTCTCCTCGTCTCATCGTCAAGTCTCGTTATGCCATCGTGGCTAACCTCCTCGGCGCTGGGCAGTTCTACCGTCTCGTTCAGTTCCTCAACGTCAACAACCTCATCACGGGCATCGACCTTGGTGCAGAAAATGTGCCTTGGCAGTCCAACGGTTCCTTCACTGGCGACAGCCTGGAACCGGGGCTCACGTACGTTGTCGACCAGAACGACGAAATGGTCAACGCCGCTGGCGGCATGAGCTTCGAACCGAGGAAGTGGTAATCATCCCACTCCTTGCAAGAGGACAAGACACTAAGGAGGTCGGCGCAAGCCGGCCTTCTTTGTTTTACTATATTTGGCATGTGGTGGTTATCGCATGCTGAGACCGGACAATGATGGAAAGTTTCCCTGCGCTATGTGCCCGGAAACGTTCGACGGCGCCCGGGCGCTGTCTACACACATAGTGAAGGCGCACCGGAAGAAAATTAAGGAATATTACGACATTTACCTGAAGGAACCTGGCGAGGGTGTGTGCCCGGTATGCGGAAGTTCTACGCAGTTCCGCGGGTTGTCCGAAGGATATCGGAAGTGCTGCTCTCATGCGTGCTTTTCCAAGGACATGAAATCCAATCCCGAAAAAGAACGTATTCGGCAGGAGCGAAGAGAGGCGACCTCCCTGGAAAAGTATGGCGTAAGGAATGCCGGAGGCGCGAAATCATCTATTGAGAAGGCCACTCGGACGAACATCGAGAAGCGGGGTGTTCCCTGGGTGATGCAGGACCCGTCAGTGGTCGCGCGTTCGAAGGAGACATGCAGCGAGCGTTACGATGCGACAACGTATGTGCATAGCGTCGAGGGTGCCGCGATTGTTGAGGCTTCCATGTTGGAACGGCATGGACGGAAGAATTTCTTTGCTGGCAAGGAAGGCAGGGAGGCCGCCAAGGCGGGGATGCTCGCCGCGCATGGCGTCGACAATTCAATGCGGATGCCCGAAGTCGTATCGCGTCGCATCGAGGCGGAGCGCCGGGAGAACGACGGGCTGATGTTCGTGCAGACCGATAAGTTCAAGACGATGAGTCGCAAAACGCAGCACGCCAAGTTCGGAACCTGGTACAGTGCCTCCGATGAGGGCAGGCGGAGATACAGGGAACTGATGATGGAAACTCGAGGCGTTCCCGAATTCTTTCAGAGCGGGGAATTCCGCGATAAGGCGACTGCAACCCTGAACAGAAAGTACGACGTGGACAACTACTCGCAGACTCGTATGTGGAAGGAGCAGGTCGAGGCGACATCCCTCAAGAAATGGGGCGCCAGGCACTATATGCAGAGTTTCGCCGCCAGGCAGCCGGCGATGGCCAGGTATTCCGGGATTCTCGAGAAATGGAACTGCCGTCTACTGGACATGGACAGCAAGGAATGCGTAAAGTATCGATGCAATAGATGCGGTGGCGAGTGCTCCGAGCAGGGGCAGCTCATCGTGTGGAGGGACGTTCACGGAATCACGCCGTGTACGGCCTGTTATCCGAAGGTGTCGAACGTCTCGGTGGAGGAGACTGCCCTCGGCGATTTCATCCGCTCGCTCGGATTCGACGTTACGCACTACGACAGGGACTTCATTGGCCCATATGGCGCGGACATCGTGGTAGAGTCGGCCAAGCTGATAGTCGAGTATGACGGCCTCCATTGGCATTCTGAACTTTACCGGGACAGCAGGTATCATGCCAGGAAGACGATTATTGCTCGTGAGATGGGCTATCGGCTAGTCCATGTTTTCTCTGACGAGTGGGTGTACCGTGGCGATATCGTAAAAAGTCGTCTCCGCCATATTCTCGGTTCCGGTAACGGGAGCCGCGTCTACGCGAGGAAGTGCCGGCTTGGAGATGTCACGAGCAAGGCCGAGAAGGAGTTCCTTGAGCGGAATCACATACAGGGCGCGGTACGGTCGAAGTGGCGGTACGGCTTATATGATGGCGATAGGCTCGTCGCCCTCATGACGTTCGGGCCGGGAAGGTTCGAGCGGGATACGGTTGAGCTCCTTCGCTTCTGTTGCGAGCTGGATACCGCAGTGGTCGGTGGGGCGGGACGCCTGTTCGCCGCGTTTGTCGATAGCAATCCCGGAATTTCCCGCGTAGTTTCTTACGCTGACGCCAGGTGGAGCGACGACGGTGCGTTCTACCCGAGGCTCGGGTTCGACCTTGTGGCGGTGAGTGCGCCGGGATACTTCATAGTGGACGGAGACGTTCGCCGAAACCGCATGAGATACCAGCGCCACCTCATAGCCGGCACGGATGACGTAGGGAAGAGCGAGCACGAGATTACCATGGAACGCGGGCTGTATCGGATATACGACTGCGGACAGTACAAGTACGAATGGCGGCGTAGCCGGTAACATTGGCAGTTTGGCGGTACTGACAAGCCGGACCTCATATTGAGGTCCGGTTTTTTCGCATGTAATCTAGTTTGATAACGCAACGCACGATATAAACTGCATGACGTGATTTACCGGGGATTCCGATGGTTGACAAAAAGACTGCGAAAGCTCTAGTTACTGGGGTACTGAACGGAGACGATGCCGAAGTTTCTCGCATCGTCGACGCCTTGCTCGAGATGGAGTTCAACGCGCAGTTGGGCCCGGCGACGAAAGCCGTCATGGAGTCTATAGCGTCAGGCAAGCGGCCGGTGTTTGGTTAACGGGGTAGCAAAATGATACTGGTCGAAGAGATGAATCCGAGGGCCGCCGAATCCAGGTTCAGGATTGAGGAAAGGGTCGGCTTGGACGGGAAGCCCGTCAATCGCCTCATCATCGAGGGCTATGCCATCGTGTGCGACATAGCCGGCATCAACGGGCGCGAGTACCCGAGGCGGATTATAGCACGCGAGGTTGACCGTCTAAACAGGGAGGCGGTGCCGTTCGGACGTCTTGCGGCGGAGCTCAACCATCCGCGTCTCGACCCGGACGGGAATTCCCGCGATTACCCCATTTGCGAGATGGACCTCTCCAAGCTTTGCGCCGTGGTCGAGGAACTCCGCATGGAAGGGGACAAGGTATATTGCCGAATGGTTGTCGCCGAAGATACGGATGCCGGTCACAATCTGGCAGGCGCAATCAAGGCCGGGTACCGTCCAGGATATTCTATCCGTGGTGCGGGTGACACGGCCCAGATGGGCGACCACGAGGTCGTCGCCGACAACTACACGCTCATTACCATCGACGTGGTTGGTAATCCGAGCTTCGGGAAGGCCGCAATCGTCTCGTCTCGTGTCGAGTCCGCCACGGACAAGCCGG